AGGTACAACTGGACAATCTGGTATTAAGATAGCGCCAGATACAATCGCATTCTGTCCATCAGGATTAATTGATCAGAACAAGAATATGGTCTTGTCTTATTTACATAAGGCGATCAAACCTGTCAATCAATTAAGAATGATTGAAGATAGTGCTGTGATTTATCGTATCGCAAGAGCACCAGAAAGAAGAATATTTAAAATTGATGTAGGTAATTTACCAAAAGTAAAAGCCGAACAATATTTAAGAGATGTAATGGCAAGATATAGAAACAAACTTGTCTATGACGCAAACACAGGAGAAATAAGAGATGACAGAAATTATATGTCAATGTTGGAAGACTTCTGGTTACCAAGTAGAGAGGGTGGAAGAGGTACTGATATTTCTACTTTGCCTGGCGGTCAAAATTTAGGTGAGATTGCTGATATAGAATATTTTAGAGCGAAACTATATCGTTCTCTAAATGTTCCAACAAGTAGATTAGAAGCTTCTCAAGGTTTTAATTTAGGAAGAGCTTCCGAGATTACAAGAGATGAATTAAAATTTACTAAATTTGTTCAAAGATTAAGAAAGAAATTTACTGAACTTTTCAATGATATTTTAAGAACACAATTAGTATTTAAAGGTATTATTGCTGAAGAAGACTGGTATACAGTTAGAGATTGTTTACAATATGATTTCTTACAAGATGGACACTTTGCTGAACTTAAACAAACAGAATTGTTAAGAGAAAGATTAGCATTAGCAAATGAAATGAGAGATTACATTGGTAAATTCTTTTCAGTTAATTACGTTAGAAAACACGTATTAAAACAAAACGATAGAGAAATTGAGGATATGGATAAACAGATTAAGAAAGAAATCAAAGATGGTATTATTCAGGACCCAATGGCTCAAGTTACAAATAGTGACGATACTATAACATAGGAGTAAAAAATGAGTGAAGAAGTAAAAAACTTTATAGACAAAATCGCAGACGGTGATAACGCCGCTGCTGGTGATGCATTCAAAGATGCGTTAAGAGTAAAAGTCGGTGACGCATTAGATGCACATAGACAAGAAGTTGCTGGTAATTTGTTTAATGGAAACGTGGAACAACCACATAGTGACCCTAAACCAGTGATCGCTGATCCAGGAACTTTTAACCAAGACGGTTCTGTATCACCAACACTACACCAAGATGGTGAAGCACAGATTGATTTGACTCAAGGAACTGAGGATGCAAGTTAGTAGAATAGTAAAAGAGAATCGTATTATCGATTCAAAAAGTTTTAATGAATTACCACCTCTTATGAAAGAGGCGATGAGAGATGTATTTGATCTCATTGAAAAAGAAACTGGTAACATTATAGAAAAGTTTGAAGGTGCCGTAGCAAAAGTATCAGAGTTTCACGGTATTAATATAGAAAAATTTTATGAATATATTGACAAAGAAGTTTTAGAACAATTAGGAGAAAAATAAAATGGCTCAAACATTTATCGTTAAAGGCGATATCGTTGCTAACCCAAACGCCAATAATATCGGAAGAGCTCAATTCGTAAGAATTACAGCAACTGCTGATGTTACAGGTACAGTTTTGGATTCAGAAGATAATCAACTAGGTCAATTCTATTTAGAAAACGGTGATACTGTAATAATAGAAAAAGCACCAGGTGATAAAATTACTTGCGCAACTTCAAACGCAAGCGCAGTTGGTTCACCGAGAAGTTAATTATGACAATATCAACTACAAAGTTGGTTGATAATGATTTTCATATCATTGTTAACTCTAATGGTATCGGAAGTGAAGAAGAACAAACTTTAGTTGATGTTGTAAATTCAAACAACGCTTCTAGTGAACCAAAAGTATCTATAGCGAATATCGTTTATGAGATACAAGGAACTGGAAACGTAACTGTGTTTTTTAAAAACGACACAGAAAAACAAGTAGTGTTATCAGGTCGTGGTAATTACGGTTTGAAACCTACTGAAGAAAAAATAAAAGACGTAATAGGAGATATATTACTATCAAGTGACTCTAACGTAACAAAATATAATCTTGTTATAGAGGCACACAAAGAAACGGGATACAATTAATGGCTGATACAGTAACATCACAAACGATTGCTGACACTTCAGGTGTAAAGTTTGTAACTAAATTAACAAACTTCTCTGATGGTACAGGCGAAACTTTAGTAAAAAAAGTTGACGCTTCAGAGTTAACTTTTATGACTGAAGATGGAAATAGAAAGATTAGTAAAATTTGGTATTCTGTGAATACTAATAATAACAAAGCTGGTGTAGAAATTATATGGGATGGCGCATCAAATGCAAGTGCTTTATTCTTATCTGGTAACGGTTATTGGGATTTAAGAACTGCTGGAAACGAAGTACCGAACAACGCTACAACGCCAACAGGAGATGTTTTACTATCCACAAAGAACTTTGTAAACGGAGATAATTACACACTAATTATAGAGTTTAGGTAAAAAAGTTTATAAATATTAGACAAAGAGAGAGAATTTATGAAACTAATTTCAGAAGAAGTCGCATCAGCCGAATATCTTGTAGAAGAAAATAACGGCAAGAAAGAATACAAAATCAAAGGTGTATTCTTACAATCAAATATCAAAAATAGAAATGGAAGAGTCTATCCTAGAGAAATCCTAGTTAGAGAAGTGAACAGATATACAAAAGAATTTATCAATAAAAATAGAGCTTTTGGTGAGTTAGGGCATCCTGACGGACCAACAGTTAACCTTGAAAGAGTGTGTCATATGGTAAAATCATTGACGCCAGAGGGTGATAATTTTATTGGTGAAGCG